GAGGTATGTCACTCTCTCCAATCAGAGGGATGGGTATTCAATACAGAACAAGACTATCCTTTTACACCAGACACAAATAAATTTATTGAGATACCAGAGAACGTCCTATCTTTAGATAAAACAGAATGGTCAACTATTGAACCTGTTATCAGAAAACCTGCAGGTGTAACAAATGCAAGGCTCTACGATAAGAGAGATCATACCTATGAGTTTGATGGTGTTCAATATCTGAAGGTTGTTTGGTACTTTGAATTTGTAGATCTACCTGAAGTATTTAAGCAATACATAACCATCAGAGCAGCAAACCTATTTGCTAATAGAGCTGTAGGTTCCAACGAAGTAGTTAAGTACTCTGAAAATGAAGAGGCTAATGCTAGAGCTGCAGTAATGGAATATGAAACACAGCAGGGAGACTACAACATATTCAATGATTCAGCAGGCGGAAGAGAGTTTCAAACATACCTACCTTATAACGCTATTAAGAGATAAACATGGCTGCAGTTTCACAAACAGTACCTAATTTATTAGGTGGGGTTAGCCAGCAACCAGATCCAATCAAACTACCTGGACAAGTTAGAGAGGCAGTTAATGCTTATTTAGATCCTACGTTTGGTTGTAAGAAAAGACCACCTACAGAATTTGTAGGATTACTAGCTAATAACATCCCAACAGATGCAAAGTGGTTCCCTATCTTTAGGGATGATAATGAGAAGTATATAGTTGCTATCTACAAAGCAAGCGGAGTTATTACTGTTAAAGCTTGGGATGCAACAACAGGAGCCACTCGTACCGTTACAGTTGACGCTAGTGCTCAAACCTATCTTGATACCTCAGACTTAAATAGTCTTCATACCTTATCTCTTTCTGACTATACATTAATTTCTAATAGTCAAAGGGATGTCAGCATGAACCAAGTTCAACTGACAACTACTAAAGAAGAAGCCCTAGTCGTTATTAATTCAGTTGCTTATAACACTACCTACTCTATTGATATAAATAGAGATGGTAATACAGCACAAACCCTAGTTTATAGCGCATCAGAGTTAGAGATTACTCCTGGTTCTTATGAGGTAGCTGATGGTGGTGGATGTTCTCAGCACTCAGCTGGAGATCACACCTCTACAGCGACTGGGAAAACAGGACTTCAATATCGAATTAATAACCAATGCGCTGCCTATTATGATGAAGCATCTAATGCTTATATATCTAGATATAACTCTAAGGTTATTCTTAAAAATGGTGGTGTTGGTTGGAGAGTAGGAGATACAGTCACAGCAACCGAAGGGGGTAAAACATTTACCGTTCGAGTTAGTAAAGAGAAGTTTGAATATACCTATGCAAGTGATGGAATAGCTACCTTCACAACTCCTAGCAATGCTAGCTCAGGTACTTTAACAATAGGTGACATTATCACCAATCTAAAGAATGCAGTTAATGCTTTATCTAATTATACCTGCGATAGTATTGGTAATGTTTTAAGAATTAAAAGAAGCGATACCAGATCATTCAACATAGCTGTACGTGGTGGTACTACCAATATGGCTATGACCGTAGTTAAAGATACGGCCAATGACATTACAGAATTACCATTCCAATGTTTCCCAGACTTCCAGTGCAAAGTAAATAATACGTCTGATAGTGAGGCAGATGATTACTATGTCAAGTTTGTCCCAGATGCTGCAGGTATCCCTGGAGCTGGATCGTGGGAGGAAACAGTTAAGCCAGGAATAGAAACAGGTCTAAACTCCTCAACAATGCCTCATGCCTTAGTCAGACAGGCTAATGGTACCTTCACACTTGGAGCTCTTAATAGTTCGTCAGCCTTTGGAGGCTGGGCTAGCAAGGGAGTAGGAGATGAAGCTAGTAACCCCAACCCCTCTTTTGTGGATCAGGGTATAGCTAATATGTTCTTCTTTGGAAACCGTCTTGGATTCCTAAGCGAAGATGCAGTGATTCTTAGTCAGCCTGGAGACTACTTTAACTTCTTCCAGACATCAGCTATAACTGTTAGTGATGCTGACCCTATAGATTTAACAGCTTCTTCTACCAGACCAGCAATACTTCAATCAGCTGTAGGTACCCCTAAAGGTTTAGTGTTATTTGCTGAGAATGCTCAGTTTCTACTAGCATCTCAAGACGTAGCCTTTGGACCCTCAACAGTAAAATTAACTGAAATTTCTTCTTATACATATAGGTCAATAACCCAGCCACAGAGTACCGGTGTCAGTGTCATGTTTGTAACTGAGGCAGATACCTACTCTAAGATCCTAGAGATGGCTGTGGACTCTGTAGATAACAGACCAACAGTTGCTGATAACACAAGAATAATTCCAGAATATATTCCTCCTGATTTAAAATGGGCAACCAATAGCCCTAACAATAGTTTGCTCTTTTGGGGTGATAATACAAACACTGTATATAACTTTAAATTCTTTAACCAAGGAAGAGAAAGACAGATAGCAGGTTGGAGTAAATGGACTTTCCCTACATCCGTTAGGATGATGGGCTTTGATAATGACACCGCTTACATAGTTTGTTTTGATGGCACAAATTCTATTCTCCTTAAAATGGAGCTACTGGATGATCCAGGTACAGCTCCTATATCTACTTCATTTAACACTAAATTCCTTCCTCGACTGGATTACATCCACTACAAAGCAGACTTAACAGCAAGCGCATCGGGTAGTAATACTAAAATCTATTTCCCAGCTGGAGGATTTGTCACAGGTGCAACCCCTGTATTTATTGTCACCAGTGGAGCTGATGCAGGTCACTTCCTGAGACCTTCTATAGCTAGTGATGGTGGTGGTAGTTATATATTAGTTCCTAGTACATTCACCTCTGCAAGCTATGTAATCGGATTGCAGTACAGGATGAGCGTATCTTTACCATCATTCTATGTAACTAACGAAGGAAGAGCAGACAGAATAGATAACCCAGTTGTAGAAACCCTTCGATTAGATCTTTACTACTCAGGTCGATACCAAGTAGAGATTGAAAGATTAGGCTATGCAAACTGGACTCACGACGTAGACGTTGCAAGAGCTGGACTTTACTTAGCAAATAAACCTGCATTAGAAGAGGTAGTCACAAAAGACGTACCTATTTTCTGCTTAGGAAAAGATGCTAAGGCAAGTGTCTATGCAGATGATCCCGTTCCATCAGCTATTACTAGCTATTCATGGCAGGGTCATTACAACAAACGAGACGTAATCCAACTTAAAGGTTAGAAAATGAAACCGTATTACCGCAAAGCCACCACCAAAGATGCGATACTTTTAGCTAATAATCTTCGGAAAGAAGATCGAGAAGAACTTGAGGGTGTAGGACATAAAAATGTTTTACTAGCCCTCATTTTTATAGTTCAGATAAGTGAAACAGCTATAGCCTTTTTTGATGAAGATGATTCATTAGGAGGTATTGGAGGAATATTGCCTGACCCTAGAGATGGGGTGGCAATTGTTTGGATGTTATGCACTCCAATAGTTCAAAGAAAGCCCCATACATTTATTAGGCACTTAAAGCGGTTCCTTAATGAACAGCATGAGTATCGGATGCTATGGAATATCGCAGATGCGAGAAATAAATTTCACCATAAATTACTTAAATTATTAGGTTTTAAATGTTTAAGAATGACATATCAACCCCCGTATGGATTGCCGTATTTGGAGATAGTTAAATTATGTGCCCAGTAAGTATAGGAGTTGCAATGGGAGCGCAGGCTGGTACTGCTGCTGCTGCATCTTTAGGAATGGCAGCTATAGGTACTGCTATTAGTGCAGCTAGTGTTGGTATATCTATGTACCAAGCTCAGCAAAGTATGCAGTTTCAAGCTGATTCAGCTAGACAGCAACAAGACCTTGCATATCGCCAAGCTCAACAGCAACAAAGATTCCAAAACGAACAAATAGTCAACAAACATATAGGACAAGTCAAAGCACAACAAGCAGCCTCCAACGCTGCAAACATGGCTTGGTTCTATGGAGATCAATCAGCTAACAAAGCTTGGGTATCTCAACAGCAAAAGTTCAACGAAGTAAAAGATAAAGCCGCCTTTAAATCCCAAACCATCCTAGCCAAGATGATTGGCTCCAAAGGAAAGGTATTAGCTAGTGGAGCCACTGGACAGTCGGTAGGACTACTAGCACTAGACGCAGAACGTAGAGGAGGGTTTGCTCAAGCAGAGCAAGATGCAACGGTTAGAAGTGCTGAGATGGCGATGGGTAACTCTATGGAAACCACTCGCATTAAAGCTCTATCTAATGCTAATAAGATTGGATCAATGCTCGACTTCCCCGTACAAGCCCCACAACTAGCACCAGAACCTGTAGGTATCGGAAAAGATTTAGAGCTGGGAATACCGGCTTATAGTTGGGCATAACAATGACATCTAGAATTTATAACCAAGTTGACTATGGAAGTAATTTCCAAGGGTCAGCAAAAGAGGAATCATTTACAAAAGTAGAAGCTCTAGATCAATCAGAAGCCATTAAGAAAAGGGCTGCTCAAAAAGTAGAAAGTATAAATAACTTAGCTCAAGCTGCACAGCGTCAAGGAACCTTAGATCAAGCTACCTTAGCTGGTAATCAAAAGATCGCTGGAGCAAAACTTGCTCGTGATCAGGCAATGGTTAAAGGAGTATTGAATTTATCTAAGACTTTCCTTGATGGTTATGGAAAAATTAGAGAAGCAAGAGAGCAAGGTAAAAGAACACAAGGAATTTTAGATAGTATTGGTTTTGGTAATGAACCCCTAGTAGTAGATGAAACGAAAGTAGAAGCAAATAAAATAGATGATCAAAATATTCAAGCCGAATCTAAAACTGTTAATGAGATTTCTACAGACCTAAATAATACAGGCAGTATTGCAGACAAATCTTTATCCCATCAACTACAAGAAGATACAACTTTCAATAAGTTAAAGGGTATAAAGAACAGCCCAGCATCTGCAGCGGCTATACATTCTGTCTATTTAAAAGAAAGGCTTAGAGAGATTCCTGATAATGAAAAACCTCGAACAGTAGCCGAAGCTCAAATACTAATCACTCAACTTAATAGAGATTTCCTTAATGCTGCAGGGCTAAACGATCCAAGATTTATTGATCAAATAATTCAGGATCTAGCCCCCACAATGCGTAATAACAATATGCAGACCCTCACCAAATTAGTTGATGATGGTATTAAGCTAGATCAAACAGCAAACCTAGAAAGTGCAAAGTCTGATATAGCTGTTTTATTTGATAACAAAGAATCTGCACAAAATATTTGGCTTAAAGCCTATGACAAATTTCTAAATGGTAATGTTGGTTACACAGGTGACTCAGCAGAACTAAATCAAAAAGTTTTAGAAACTATTTTAGAAGAAGCATCCCTAGCTGGTCCTCACGGTCAAACAGTCATTAGAGATCTTAGAAAGGTTTTAAAAAGGCCAGGTATTAAAGGAACAGAATTAGAAAAGCAATACGAACATATTTTTGATAAATATGAAAAGCAAGCTAAAACTAATGCTGTTAATGACTACAATACAAATCAAAGGAAAAAGACTGCAGATAGGCAAATAATAATAGATGGCTATTACGAAGACCCCTCACCTGAAAACAAGTTAAAAGCAATAGAAGCTTTAAGAAAGCAAAACACAGCTGAATCAATAGCACTAGCCAACAAGCTAGCGTCTACTGGTCTTAACTATGATCCCCATAAAGCAACAGAACTCTTTATTGAACAAGCAAAGGGAACTGAGTTAGACGAGGATATGTTACGGAATCTCCTAGATGAGAATGTTATTTCCGCTGATGAGTATAAATCTCTGAAAGAGTCTGGACCTCTTAGACAAAGCAAGAAGGAATTAGATGAGACTTTAGATAGTACTCAAATGACGAAATCTATATTAGCTTCTCTTGTTCAGGGTGTACCAGAAAAACTACAAACTAGTGAGCTAAAGCGTCAAGCTGGGATAAGACTAATAGCTATAAAAGATGATCTTAGGGATGCAGTACTAGCTGAGTTAAGAGTCAATCCAAATTTAATAGGAGATAAGAAAGAGTTAGCACGAGTTATAGATGAAAAATTAAAGAACCTATTAAGCCAACCTCAATATAAAGCAGTACAAAGCCGTTTAGCAGATAAGCAATGGCACTTCCCAGCAGAAATAAGTAATAAACAAAACCTAGCAAATATAACTGTTGCCGGAAAAGTAGGAGTCGAAGACTATTCAAGCCTTAGTCATGATCAATTATTTAATCAGCAAAAATTTTCTATAGGTGAGATGAATCCTACTAAGGATTATTTTTTCACAAAAGATGATTTAAAAGTTGAATTAACTAGATTTAAAACAGATAGGCATGGAAGTAAACGACTACAAGATCTAGCTGAAAGTATGGGGTATTCACCAAAAGCATTTCTAAATGCTCAGATGCGTCTGCGTGGTCTACCTAATATTAATACCGTAAATATCAAAGGCATTGAAGCTCCAACAAGTTTCAACAATCTAAATGATGGCTTTAAATATCTTGTCAGTGATGGTGGCTTACCTTGGAGAGGTTCAGCTTACCTAGCAGCAAATATTGAATCATTAACTGGATGGAATTTCAACCTAGATGATAAAGGTCAACTTAGTGTTGTCCCCTGGATGGAATCGCCAGCAAGAGTAAAAAATTTAGAAGCCGCTTTTGGTAAATCAATGGATCAAATTACTAACCGAGAACAGTTGAACTATATGCTCGTGGAAATGAAGAGAGACTATCCCGAGTCTTACCGAGTTTTCATGGACCCACAAGCCTCACATCTAGCGTTAACTAAGGCAACTTATAACTACTTTGGATTTGGGATGGGAGACGCTCAAGACGTAGCAAACATTAATGGGAAAATAACAGGTTTATTAAATAAAAGACCTGACTAGTTAACTCTCTAAGGTTGCGACCTAAGAGAACAATTCATATACACAATGGCCGATGAACTAACGGATATTGATAGTCTATTTGAAAATACAGAAGACCCCATCACAGAGGGGAATCCTGAAGATTTACAAGAAGGCTTCGATAACTTACCAAGCGTAACCTCACCCACAGATCAACAAACAACTACTGAAACCAGCCAACAACCCAGAAGTCGAGCACAGACAGAAGAAAGAAACCCCTTAAAGATGTTACCCAACGCTTTAAGGCCAACAATCCTCAAAGAGGGATATGATGCAGCTACAGGCTTAGTCAATGGGAAATCAGACGATGTATTTAGAGAAGTAAATGCCAACATTGTTGATTGGGCAGATAATACTTTTCTAGGCGATAAAAGAACTAAAGACGAAATACTAGAGACTAGGGATAAACTCACTGGTCAAGGTGTAGTAAATCGACAGAAGATAGGTGAAGAAAGGGCAGCCGCTGGAGCAACTGCTGTCTCTGAAACCATAGGTATTCCTATTGGTGCTGGTCTTGGAAACCTTGAATCAGCTTTTGAATTAGCTGAATTAGGTGGAGATTTTGTTAAGTGGGGTGCCCTACGGCTAAAAGGACAAGAAGTAGATCCTACTCAAATCCCCTTTGGAAGTAAGTATGAATGGGCTCAGTGGAATCTAGGTAGAAGTACATTTGGAGCTAAGTCAGGTCCAGGTCAAGTAGCTCAAGGGTTCCTGCAATTTGCTGGACTTCTAAGAGCAACTGGTGGTCTAAGAGGACTAGCAGATGGAAAGGCAAAAGTACTTCAACGCTTTTGGAGAACAGCTACACCAGGACAAAAGGTTGGTCTAGTTACGAAAGGAGGAATGGTTGGAGGTCTGTATGGAATACCTGCAGATGTCATAACAACTATTACTGACCCTGAACAGTCAAACCTTTCAAATTTAATCAAAGAACATGCCCCCGAATGGTATCCCGAATGGGCAACTGCTTTAGCTGTTAATGATGATGACAGCATGGCTGAAGCCATATTTAAGACAAGCATGGAAGGCTTTGGTCTTGGATATGTAGCAGATGCAGCTGGTGTAGCAATCGTTGGTCATAAGGTATTTAAACGCCTAATAGGTCAAGGAGTTGATAAAGAGACAGCGACAAGAATAGCTACTAAAGAAGCTATTGAGGTTCAAAAACTACAAGAGCCTTATAGTGCCCAATCAATAAGACCCGAACAAGATATAGATGTAGCTTTTCCCCCAAGCGATCTAGGTAAATATGAGTTTTGGAGATTAGGTTCTGATACAAATAATACTAATTTATTTGGTGAACTAGGAGAAGTAGCTGAGACCCTCAGATCATACTCAGTAGATGATCAGGTTAGGTGGTATAAAGACGCTAAATTTGATAGAAGTCAAAATGAATCCATTCTCCCTTTTCTATCTTTAGAAGCACAGTTCAAAATCAATGGCGGAGATGCCAAAAGACTCTTTCAACTTCCAAATGGAACAATAGTAAAATTTGATTTTCATAGATTTGGAACTAACTCTGTGGAATCAGGTAGAATTTCAAGTAAAGAGGTATCCCTAGCTTGGAATGTTAAGAGTAAAGGTATAAAAGGTAGAAACCTCAAGAAGGGCATAGATCCAGCCAGTGACTATGGGAAGAAATGGAAAGAGTGGTATGACGGTGGGGAACAAGGTCCACGCCCAATCAAACCAGATCAAGAAGAGCTTGGTGGTTGGGCTAAGCAAGTTGTTCGTGAGATCCAAACAGTTGTAAGAGAAGAAATTGAAGCAGGAACTATTGTCACAAATACCCCGTTAGAAGATATAGAAACGGGTTTATCTGGAGTACAAGCTAGACGAGCTGAAAAATGGGCTAAAAAGAATCTTCCAAAAGAAACTGAGCAACTATTTCTCGACAACTTTATTAAAGGTGAAGGCAGTGGTGGATGGCGTAGAGTACTAGAACAAGTACAAAACGATAGAAATTATTATGGTAATGAGAATGCCTTAGACGAAACCGACGCATTTGAGTTGATTAAGAAAATAAATGGCAAACCTAATGCAAAGAATGCTTGGCAGGCTCTGACTCCTGAACAACAACTATATGCGTTCGATCAGTTTGTAAGTAATCAAATGCTTGAGCGTCCAATGGGTATGGAAGAGATGCCAAATATCAGAAGAGATCTATATAAAAGAGCAGGCTTTGGAGATCCTGATAAGTATGGTAAGCAAACTGCAATAGCTAGAAGTTCACCAGATGGTATGAATAAATGGCTTATACCTGTTAATGAAGTTCTTGATGAATCTGGATATGTAGATGATGTTGCAACAGAAGCTAAGATTTTTGAAACTTGGCGAGCACAAATCAACCCAATAGCAATAGCAAACGACTATATCTTTAACACCAGTGCAGGTGTTGGAGTAGCTGAAGGTAGAATCGACAGATATTTAAAACTACGAATCCAACAGGAAAGAGGCATCCCTATTACCTGGGATGACGTTAAGGCTGTATTCCCTGAGTATTTCGTAACAGGAGCAAGGCAACCTATAACAGAGATACCTAGACAAATTCTCGAAGAAATTGAAGGCTTTAAAGTAAGTGCTGAACTTGCTGGCATGGGAGATAATAGTGCTAGAGATCTTGATGGGTTTATAGTTACAGACGGATTCTTAGTTGATATAGATGGTGTATCACTCAACAAGTTTGACGAGCAAAGCATCAATGACTTCCTTACAAAGAACTCTCAGCTCCTAACTAGAGAGGATGTTCGTCTCTACTATGGTGTTACTACAGAAGGAAAGCCATTCTTAAATATCAATCGATTAGTAGCTGCAGATGATGAAGCTCAAGCTTTAGGATTACTATTTGACCAAGTTGATATTAAATCTGCTACAGGTTGGGTACAGGCTGATTCTCCAGCAGGTCTTTCATATAGATTCACAAATTACGCTCAAATCCTATCAAACCCCGATATTAGAAAAGCCTTTAAAGAGCAATATATAGAAAATTATAGACAGTCTGATTGGGATCAATATATGGAGAATGCTCCTCCTGGGGAGTATGAAAAGACCTTCGATGCATTTGTAGGTGATGGTAAATTAAACCTTAGAGATTTCATGTCAGACCCACCTCCAGGTCTTGAATTTACTGGAGGAGGTGCCACTGGTAGAGCTGGCCAAGTAGAAGGAGTAGACTTTGATCTCATTGATACCTATGGAACTGATCAATTAAAAACAACTAAAGGAAATCATCTAGATAGTATATTCTCCAATCCCCACGAAAGGAGAACAGTTACACCTACAGAGGCAGCTGCTCAACAACTACAAGAGATAACTACCCCTAATGTAGGAACCCGCTCAGGAAGCCAAAGAACTCTTACTAATGCACAGATAAGACTATTATCTGATGGAGCTCCAGACGGTGTAGAGGAGCAGATTAGAACGCTTGTACGTGATACTCCTATAAGCCTAAGAGAGCTCTCTCAATTAACTCAATTATCTGAAGGAGAGATTTTAGATAATGCAACTAAGAGCTTAGCGGATATATTTGACCAACAAACTGGAAAGATTGATTTAAGCAAGTTAGATGTAAGTGAATATGGAGCTACTGGAGATGTCCTACTAACAAGAACAGGGATCGTACAGACAAGAATGCTAATGCAAGAAATGTCTAAAGGTCTTTGGGAATCTTCCTATAACATCGTCAAATTAGGTGATGCTGGAGAGGATTCTTTTGCTCAAGTAGAGCTAATGGTCTCTCAGTGGAAAGCTTTAGCAAGAACATACAAGATTAGTGCTAATGCTCATAGTAATCTCCTACATGCTTCAGCAATTAAGCTTCCTTGGGGTGGTGAAATACCTAACGAAATACCAAAAGTAGATTTAAATAAGGTAGATACCAAACTAAAAGAAGGTGAGAAGGTCTTAGATGATTTAGTAGAGAAATTAAAGAGTGGTGATGCAGAGGCGAAGAGAGCAGCAATGAAGATTGCTAATACTCTCTTACTAGCTGATGGTGATATAAGTATCACAAATAAGCTCTGGCAATACATCGGAGACATATCAGTTGGGCAAGGCTTAAAGATCATGTATAACTCTCTGTTATCTGGTCCGGCCACCCATCTAGTTAACGCTACTTCTAACATGATCAATACGGTCTATCGACCTATTACAGCGGCAATAGGTGGAAATGTTAGACAGAAGAAAATGGCTGCAGCTGGCTTCTATGGAATCCAACAAACATTGAAGGATTCTTTCAAGATGTCTGAAATAGTCTTTAAGAATGGAGGTAAAGCAATCAATGATGGTGGTAAAGGCATCATCATGGATTCTGAACTAAATGCAAAATTAGATCTATTACATAAAGCAGCTAAAGCTAGTGATGATGATGGGTTTAAGAGAGGTGTTGGTTTTGTTGATATGACTTATAATGTCGCAAACTACCCTGCATTCAATTGGCCTAGTAATTTTCTAGTTACTGCAGACGAGTTTTTCAAAACTATGGCAGCTCGTATGGAATACAATTCTCAGATAATGGGAATAGCCATAGATGAAGCCGGAAGTGGAAAAAATATAGACGATGTATTCCAAAAGCTCTTAAAAGATAACCTAGATACCAACTTTGATAAAGATACAGGCGCAATACTAAACGAAGACCTACTAAGAACTGCTAAGGAAACTACTTTCCAAACAGAATTATCAGGTCCAGCTGCTACGTTTGCTCACTTTATTAATGAAGCTCCAGGTCTAAGAGTATTCTTCCCATTCGTTAAGACCGGTCATAACATTATGGTCTATGCAGGGGAGCATGTACCTCTATTAAATAAACGACTCTCAGAATATAAAGCCGTAATGGCCGGAGATGACGAATATGCTAAGGCAGTAATGAAGGGAAGAGAGTCAGTTGGTAGATATATGATTCTTGGTGCTGGTTTAGCTGCCTGGAATGGTCTTATTACAGGTAATGGTCCTATGGACCCTGATCAAAGGAAGCTTTGGCTTAAAACACACCAACCTAGATCAATAAAAGTAGGTAATACTTGGATTAAATATGATCGTATTGAACCTTTTGGTCAGATCCTGGCTCCTGTAGCAGATGCAATATATTTGTTTAACACAGGAAGGCTAAGTGAAGATAGGCTTGAGTATGCAATAGGATATTTAACCTATTCCATAGCCTCTAACCTTACTCAGAAGTCATTCTTCCAAGGTTTAGTCCCTCTAGGTAAATTACTTACCCCTGGATGGCAAGGAATGGATTCTCTTGCAAGAGTACCTTTAGATACAATAAATAACTTCATACCTTTATCCTCTGCTAGACGTACATTCACCAACTTACATACTCCCTACTATCAAGAGTTTAATAGTGTCTTTGATAAGTTTGTTAATCAAGTAACTTGGGGAGCTGTTAAGGGTGATGATCAATATGATTGGCTTAATGGTGAGAAGATAGGTAATGATAGAGGACTACTTAACTCTTTATTGCCACTTCAAATAAATACTCGTGGCTCAAGCATCGTTCATGACAAATTAGAAGACATAGAATTTGATAGTTCTGGAATAGTTAAAGAGTTAGGAGGCATTGAGCTCAATGCGAAGCAAAGAGCTCGCCTGGCTCAGATCATGGGTAACTCTGGTTTGTATTATGAGCTAGAGAAGTGGGTAACACACCCAGAATTTGATCAAGCAGTAGAAGATTTTAAGACGAAACTTAGGCAGGGACAACCCGTCACTAAGCAGAACGAATATTTCTACAAACAAATCACAAGAATTATCGCTAAATATAGGGATTCAGCTCTTGATCAAGTCAAGAATGAGTTCCCTGAGCTTAGAGATAAGGTAAATGAAAGAGAACTATATAGATATAACCAAAAATCAGGTAATAACGCAGTCCAGCAATTAGCCGACTTTTAAAAAATGACAATAAGCAATGGCTGTCACATCAAACTCATACACAGGGAATGGTTCGACAACGAACTATTCAATTACATTTCCATATATAGCTACCACTGACATAAAAGCTCAGATCAATGGTGTAGCAACAACAGCATTTTCATTAGCCAACGCAACAACAGTCGCATTTAGTAGTGCTCCAGCAAACGGAGCATCTATTATTCTTTATAGACAAACAGACGATACAACTATCCCAGCGACTTTCTATGCTGGATCTTCTATTCGTTCTGACGACTTAAATAATAACTTCACACAGACCTTATATATAGGTCAAGAGACCGCCGCTAGAGCTATTAGCTCTCTTGGTGGAACTATGGAGGGTCAATTAGCTTTAGGTAAAGATGTAAATCTTTCATTTGAAGGGTCTACTGATGATGCTCATGAAACAACTCTAACCGTAACCAATCCCACAGCAGATCGTACTATCACCTTACCTAATGTCACAGGTACGGTAGTCACGACGGGAGATAGTGGCACAGTTACATCAACAATGATTGCTGATGGGACTATTGCAGCTGCAGATCTAGCTAGTAACTCGGTTACAACAGCGAAGATAGTAGATGCAAACGTCACCACAGCTAAGATTGCTGATAGTCAAATCACCTCTGCCAAGATTGCAGATGGAACTATTGTTGCTGGAGACCTTGCGAGTAACTCAGTAACAACGGTAAAGGTAACTGATGCCAATATCACAACTGCAAAGATTGCAGACTCGAATGTAACTACGGCAAAGATTGCAGATAACGCAATCACTAATGCAAAGATGGCTGATAATTCAGTCAACTCAGCTGAGATAGCAGCAAATGCTGTAACAGCTAGTGAGTTAGCAGATAATGCTGTTGATACAGCTGCTATAGCCGACAATGCCGTAACCTCTGCAAAGATTGTTGCTAATGCAGTTACCTCTTCAGAGCTAGCAGACAATGCTGTAGACACTGCAGCTATTACTAATGCTGCTGTAACCTCTGCAAAGCTTGCAAATAGCTCTGTAACCAATAGTCAATTAACGACTAATTGTGTAGCGACCTCAAATATTGCAGACAATGCTATTACAGCTGCAAAGATTAACGCTAATGCAGTAGACACATCTGAAATTAAAGATGATGCAGTAACAGTTGCAAAGATTGCTGATGCAGAACTAAGTACCTTAGCCGGTATGCAGTCAGGTACTGCCTCAGTCTTAGCTTCCTCAACAGCTCTAACCTCAACAACTGCAGAACTCAACCAATTAGACGGAAAAACCGTCACCTCTTCCTTTAATGGAGGCAATTCTAATGACATCCCTACTAGTTCGGCTATTAATAGTCATTTCATTAGTCTTATTGATAGCTTGGGCGGCTTTGTTGCCATATCAAATGAAGTTAGCTTCCCCAACGCAAACCCCGATCCCTCAGATAATGCTGGAACCGTTGTCTCTATACAAGATGCAGGCGGTGTAGTTATCAATGGATCAGGTGTTAGTACAACTGGTCGAACACTTGGAGCCTCAACGGTCACTATTAATGGATTCCCAAGTTCTTTATATAGTAAAACCCTAGCCGCTGGCTTAGGTTTACAAGTTCAAACAACATCTACTCTAAATACTTATACATATCATAAGTTAATTGCTAAAGAGGCTGATGTTGAGCAGCTATCTACAGATATAAACGACTTTGCTGCTAGGTATCGAGTAGGAGGTAGTAATCCTACAACTGATCTAGACAATGGAGACCTGTTCTTTAATACAGGAACCGGCAAGATGCTGGTTTATAACGCCAACAACACAGCATGGGAGGAAGTCCAGTCAGTAGGTAACTTCTTTATCAATACAATCTCTAGCTATTCAGGTACAGGTGGAAATAGTGCATCATTTAATGGATCTGCTTACAGGTTCGTACTCAGTAATGCTCCAACAAACGCCGAACAGCTACTTGTTAGTATCAATGGAGTCGTTCAGAAGCCTACAGCCGGAACTTCTCAACCCGCAGAAGGGTTTTCTATTGACGGTTCTTCTATTCTATTCTCCAGTGCTCCTCCTAGTGGTAGCGATTGGTTTATCATCACTATTGGATCGGCTGTAAACGTTGGAACCCCAAGTAACAACACAGTCTCAACAGCTATTATTCAAAACGGTGCTGTAACAACTGATAAGTTAGGAGCTGATGCAGTTACTTCTGCGAAGATAGCAGACAACGCTGTAGTCACAGCAGCTATCAATGCTGACGCAGTTACAGGGGCTAAGATTGCAGACGATGCAGTTGGTGCTGAACATATAGAAGTATTAGATGCTGACCTTAAGCTTGCAGATAATGCACAATTAATTGCTGGAACAGGGAATGATTTACGATTTTACCACGATGGGAATCACTCTTATATAAAAGATGTTGGGACAGGAGTTTTACATATAACTTCAAATCATATAAGTCTACTAAGTGCAGACACAAATGAATACTTAGCAGAATTCAGCGAAAACGGAGC